CAATATAAGAAATAACTACGAGAAAAAAAATTATTTCGGGAGGTTTGTTTCAAAAATTAATGCTTTTGATCTATCGGTAAACTTAACAGAGACGAACTTCCTAGAACCTACACAATCATTATAGTAATCATCTCGTATCATAACATTTGCTTTATGTTGAATGTTTTCTTCCATGTAGTTTACCTGGCCTTTTGTTTCTCCTAGGAATAGAATCTCAAACTTAAAATTGTCATATCCAAACTTTTCTATTGCAGAGGTAAGGGTTTTAGAGGACCCTACGTAAGTCCTCCAGTCAGATTCCTTTCTAACTATTTTTCTTCGGGTCTTGCCCTTTACTTTAACTCTTCTTGTGGTTCCGAAGTACTTTCGGCCAATATACTTTTTACCATTTTTACTATTGGTAATTATATAAACAAAACCGAAAAATCCTTGGGGAACTTCAGACAGAGGTTTGCCTTTGTACTTCCAGTGACTCATTATTTATTATGTATCAAACCTAACGACATATGAAGTGTCGAACTTTTCTGACTTTTTTATTGCTTGGCCTAATTTTCCAACTGCAAGTAGATTGCTGTTGTCGTCATATAGACCAACCGATGTGACATATGGATTAAACGCAGATGAACTTACAAAACCAGCTACTGTTCCATTGGCTATGTCACTTAGAACTGACTGGTTGGTCGTAGCATTAAACTCATGCTTAGTAGCGTTACACATATACTCATGCTCTTCTATTACATGGGTGTTTTTAAAATTAAGAGTGCATACATTAAATTGTTCTGAAGTAATATGCCAAACTATAATCCCAGAAGTATAAAATATATTACCTATTTTTCCTCCACTTGCATTTAAAAGATTTCCATTTGAATCGTCTGTTATCGGAGCAAGGTTAAATGGAGCAATGGATGGCTGTATAGAAACACTTCCTGGTTTAATGCCGTCTCCGATCATTAGGTGTGGTATAGAAATAACTTGGGAAGTTGTTAATGGATCAATAAGGGTGCGGAGGGATCCTTTAAATGTTGGATCTACATGACCTTGGTAGCCTCCACCTTCACCAGGGGGGCCTTCAACTTTTTTATAGAAATTTGTATTTATAGAGCTATAAATGTCTCGCTGATTATAGCCATTAGTAGTGGCAGTGTCAGAAAGACCATACTCCCCGGTATTTTCTTCTGCATGATATGCAAATACTTCAAGGCCGTCAAAACTACCCGAAGACGCAACTATACTTATTGCATAAGATTTATGAGCAATGTGTCGGGTTATGTTTTTAGTAGCTATGGTTTTAAAAGCTCCAGCCATGTTTAGAGTCCTAGTATTCTAAGCGGACCCTAACCAAAGCTTCTCGACTGAATGACTTCAATAAAGGTTTGCTAAGCTTAGCTACTGCCAGGAGTTCGTGATTCTCATCATAAAGACCTACAGTTGTGATATAGCTTTTTGGGTTACCGACCATTGACGAATGTAAAAACGACCCATCTTGGGTTGTTGTTTTAACATATGTAGGGTTGGACGAGAAGTTAGCAGCATACGAAGGGATTCTACAAAAGTAGGTCCTGGTGTGTAAGTGCTCCGTGTTCCTTGCTTTAAAGTAGGCGCCGTCTTTGATGCCGTTATAAAGAGCATATGGTCCTGTCTTTCGCATTGTCGTTGATTGTGTGTAATCAGCTGTTGTCCCATCATAGCTATATTTCAAACCATCTGCTGCCATACCTGTTGTGGCATCTATATTTGCAGTATCAAAAACCATGACTCCATAGTTCGGATAAAAATTTCCATATGAGGTGTAGGTGGCCCCAGTTTCGATACCAGATGCAATCGATCCTGAAACTATTGGAACTGGTCCGTCTCCGAGGTCGTTACTTCCAGAGCCGACATATTGATCGACGAAAGAGAATATTCCCGACGAACCAGAAATCTTTAATTCCCAATTTCCAGAATCAACACGTTCTTTTAATTGATTCCTCCCAATATTAACAACATAAATCGAAGTTGCTGCTACTGAGGCCGAGAAATTAAACTTGAAATCAACATCAGTAGAATTTTTATCCTCAAGTAAAGCGGCATATTGGGAGTATATTGCTTTTGTTGGAGTCATTTGGTCTGATTGCCCTTCTAGTCCGGTTTCCCCATATCCATAGTAGTTACCATAAGCTACAGAGAACTGGGGGACTTGTGTTGAGTCTGATTGTGGATCTGCTCTATAGACATCTAAGTAATATTCCCCAGAGGAACCTGACTGTATAGATGATGTGAAAAACTCACCAGCTTCTAATGTTGTATCACCAGAGGACCACATCGCAGAGTTTATTCTTTCACCTACTGGGTTTAAAAGAATGTCTCCTCCTATTTGGTCTCCAGCTTCGTTTTGAACGACTGTGAAATCAATGAATGAAGAATTCCCTGCTGTTACTGTTGTTATTGATGCCATTTTATTCCTCTATTAAACTGGTTTCTTCGTTACACTTATTGTAACGGTTTGGGTTATACCTGTTGCATTACCTATGACGGTCATAGTTGTAGTCTTATCAGTTGTCTCTGAAAGATTGTTACCCTCAAAGACTATATCCGCTGAGCCACCCTCTACGAAGAAGTTTTTAGATATTGAACCACCTTCATGAGTGTTAATATCATCACCTCTGAATGTTACCAGAGTACCATCTGATATGATAGCGGTATAGAAAGTGTCTGCAAATGCAGTACCTGAACCTGCTATTGATGTCTTAGCGTTTATTGTACCATCGCCATTCCAAGTAATTGTGAATATAGCATTGGCAGGCGATAGTTGTAGGAATGGCAGCTTCTGTATGTTTTTCTCTAGGGTCATGAGCTTATATCTCATAACTTTAGATTCGTCAGGCACCGCTTCCACCATAGGTAGGTTTTCAATTGCTTGTCCATAGTAATTTGTTCCTTTACCATGGTTTTCATCCCATAATGTGTAGTCAACCTCGTCATCAGCTAGTGCAAATTTGGTAATGTTAAATGTTCCGGCTGCTAGTTTCTCACGGCCTCTTTTTGTCAATATAGCATCGACAGTTATTGTTGATTTGTCTAAATATCCCATTAATATCTCCTTTGGTATATATAAATATCTTGAATATTGGTTATCTAATTTGTATATCTCCAAGAGCCGTCATCGGGCCTTGGGTTGATGTTAATTCTACTGGGTTTGTCTCCGCAACTTCGATAGCACATCTTATATTTGTGCTTGCGTCGAATAATCCTTTGCCTGTAACTTGAGGGTCGTTTACTAAGTTTATAATGCCCCCTATAGACCCATTAACAGTTCCATATTTAGACCCTGCATATCTATGATTGTTAATACCTGCTGGGATAAATTCTTGAACTGATACCGAAGTGTCTGTTCCGTCTGTTGCCTGAGTTCTATAGCGTCTGCTTACTGTTGAGCGGTCATAAACCGGTACATCTGCTGATGCCATATTACTTATGCCATACCCTGTGGCTAATGAATCATCAAAGCTATTTGGAAAGTGTGGGGTAGCACTAGCATGGGTATCTCGGTCATAAATCATATATGTTTTAAACACAGCTTCATATGGTTCCGAATATTCTGTACTAAATACAGGCTTAAAGGTTATAGCTTCTGCCTGTTCATATGTAAGATCTGCAACGGATTCTGATACTCTTGCTATTGTTGGTCTTTCCAGAAGATTCGGCTTAATCAATAGCCCGGTTTGCTTATTAGCCCTTGCAGGAAGTAGTGATTCGAGCTGTAGGAATATCGAACTATCAAAATACTTCAGAACCTTAAGGTAAGCTGCGAATGAAGGGGATGCTTGGTATTTCTGCCAGTAGAAGTCCCGGATATTTCCAAGTTCCTTATATGATGTTCGATATGCATCCCTTGGATTACCAACAAAGTCGTCGAACTTCGCACCACCTATTGTGTGGGATATGTCTAGATCTATATCGTCATTAGGAGAAAAGAATACACCGAGGAGGGGTGAGTCCGGTGCTGATAGTTTCGTCGAGCTTGAAGCCACAGAACTATCTATATATAAACTTCCAGTGTATGTTGAATCGTCGATTCTTATTTTGTCTGAGACTGCTCTTGTTCCAATAATCTCAGGAACTACTGTATAGAATGTTTCTTCCTCGTATTGCCAGTCTGCAGAAGTGCCATAGAAGCCTGATCCAGATATCGACATCGTAGTATTATATGACGAAACAAATGGAGTTGTTGTTCTAGATTGGTTTGGGTGTTCAGATGCCAGATCAACAATAGTCATACTAGAGGTTGCTGCTGTAGAGCCCAATGGCCAGCGGCCTATTAATTCACTATACGATCCTGTGTAGGTATTTGACTCTATTGACAGAGGCGATAGAACGTGATTGTCAAATGCAGCATCTGTTAATTTTTCAGATCCGGTAGGAAATGACCAGAGTCGAATTTCTTGGATGCTTCCTGTATAACCCGCCGGAGAGGTTTGGCTCCAGGCTGTAGTACCATCAGCGCCATTCTTTCCAAAGTTAATGTGCAGTGGGGCTGCAACAGAATCCCAAAGGGCGGCAGGGTCGTGGACGTTTGTAGAAAGATTTAATGAGATGGACTCACTATGGGTAATTCTTCCTGATGAATGGTCTGCAGATTTTTTCAGGTCTAGAAAAAAGTAATTGTCGTCTTGTAGCCCGAACTGAACGTTCCACCAGTCATTATCAAAAAGAGGCTGGTATCCCGTTGATGCGCTTTCATAACCATCGGAATCATAATATGTTACTTTTAAAAGGCCATGATCGTAATATGATGAACCAGTATTTGATGCAGACGGATGGGCCTCCATTTCTACTGCCCATTTTGTACCACTATAGAATAGCATTGAGGTTTGTGGTACCGAAGCATTAAATCTAAACTCAATAGCATCAGGAGCTGTAGTATCTACGGATAGGTGATCGTAGTTGGCAGAGTCTAACTTACTCCAAGGAATAGATAGATGTTGGCCTCCGTCAAACTTAAGAGAGTAGCTAGAATTTTCATACTTGATATATTGACTGGCTGACATCTCTTTTGGGGTTCCACCATACTCTTTTATACGTAAGACTGTGGGAGGAAGCCCATAAGTATTAACCAAGGCTCTAACTGATCTCTCTGTTCCTTTTGTACTAATGAGATGTGGTAGACTATTTAGTGTCCTAAGCCAAATCTCTTTTGCAATGTCTTCAGTAGGCATTGATGTTTCATTAACACGGATCTGGGTGCTTCCAGAATCTGTTGCCTGGTAGCTTCCTGATTCGTCAGTGCCTAATTTATATGTCCATAGGTCTTCGAAGTTGTAGCCATTGATACCATGCCAACCTAGAGATTTCAGAACATCCCAAACCAAGTCTTTGGATAGACCTAGGTGAAGCTCATTCTGTCTGTCATGAATCATATCCATGTGATCAATATAGTTGTAAACATGGTCGAAGTTTTGACCTATCATATTTACAAACATCAGGAAGTTGGTATTTTCAGGATCTAGTCTTACGTGAGCAGGTATAGTTTTTTCTAGGTTGTATGCATTGTCTATATCATAGTCAAGTGCGGTTGCTGATTGGGTAG